CATAGCCCGAAAGGGCCAGAAACAGCTATTTCGCCCTACTCTGTAAAACCCGGGTTCTACACTGTTTCACCATTTCGTTCCCCTTATATATATATAATGGTGAAACAGACCCCTGTTAGAGCGGGGAACTAAAGTTCCCCCGCTTCGCTTCGCTAGCGGTACCGCTCCAACCGCGGGGTCTTTTCAGGTTTACCATATGCCTTTTTAATTCTTACCAGAAAGAATAGGTGAAACACTAAAGACTTGCGCGTCGGCCTGGATGCAATACCTTGACGCAGGCCAGTTCTTATGGGGTGGGTTGGGGAATTGGTTGCGACCCGGGAGGGGTGAAAGTGGTTCCCGGGCGCGGGGTTTTCTATCCCACCGGGAGGGTTGCATGTGGCAGACGAAGCTAAAATCAAATCTATCATTGCAGAGAACGCGAAGCTCAAGTCAGCATGCTCATCGTTCTGGAAGTTGCTTACCAATTGCAACAGGAAGTGCAGTGACGAAGTCGGGGAAACGTTAGTCAATGAATGCATCTGGAAACTCCAACGACTTGCCAGCTACTACGAGTCCAAAGGAACAAGCCTCTGATCAGATCCCGGCCCCTGTGCCGAGGCAAAAGAAGCGCAGGATGAAACTGCGCATTCCTGAAAAGAAGATTGAGAAGGTGGACGAGAAGCGCTTAGAAAAAGAGCGCAGATTGATGAACGAAGTTCCAAATCATATCCCGGACGTTGAGTTAGGTGCCAGGGGATTGCCCAAGATTACCGAAGAGCACATCACGATTGTCGAGACTGCGCTGAGTAAAGGGTTCCCATATGCAATGATTGCTAACCTATTGGGAATCGCAAAGTCCACGCTATCAATGTTTCTATCCGCCAGGCCCCACATCACTGAACGCTTAAAAAAAGCGGAGTCTCTCCACATCACCCGCGCGTTGGAAGTCATTGACAGAGCGGCAGAAAAGGGGACTTGGCAAGCGGCCGCCTGGCGTATCGAACGCAGGGCCCAGGAGCACTTCGGGCAACAGTCCAGGGTCCAGGTTGGAGGAGCGGTCGCCAACGTTCACTTCTCAGCCGCGGACGCAGCTCTCCTGGTCAACGCGAACAAAATTAAGTATGCCGGGAAGGCCGAAACGAAACGTGTTTCCGAGGGCAATTCAACACAAGACTCATTGTGCGACAAATGAAACAGGCAATAACTCAATCATATTTCCTGGCGGCCAGGAGTCAATAAAAATATGGAGACGATCGTCGATACCACACCCCCTCCCCACGACACCCCCCCCGGGGGGCCCCCCACACGCGCGCGCGCGCGCGCGACCCCCCTCAGAAATTCGGCTAAAAATAAAAAGGGGTCATCAAAACCCGGCCCGGCATCCAAGGTCGACGAACAGGCTGGCCCGGCAGGATTCGCGGAGGGTGTGCTCAAACTGAACCTATACCCCTGGCAAAAGGAAGTAATGAACAACCTGGCTCCGATCTACAGCCGGGTTGCCCTAGTAGCCGCCAATGGCTCCGGTAAGACGTCGAACGTCATCGCCCCAGCCTTGGTATGGCACATGGTGTGCTTTGAGGAGTCTTTGTCGGTCGTTACCGCGTCGGTATATCGTCAGGTTGAATCTGTGCTCTGGCCCGCTATTAAAGCCCTTCTAAGGCCCTTTGGCGACATGGTTGAGGTCACCAGTGGGGAAATTCGCTTCAAGCATGCCTCGGGGCGTATAAGCCGAATTTTGGGGTTTACAGCGGGTAATGACAACGAGTCTGCTGGCCGGGCGGAGGGTTTTCACGCTGCCAACCATGAAACAGCCCCCCTTCTGTACGTTGTCGACGAGGCCAAGACAGTCCAGGACCCGATCTACGTTTCAGTGTTTCGATGCCAACCAACCCGCCTCCTGGTCGCCAGTTCGCCTGGCGCCCCGGTTGGTCAGTTCTACCGATGCTTTACTAAAGAGGCAGATCTGTGGAAACGGACCCGGGCGACTGCCTGGGACTGTCCGCACATTAGCCCTTTGTACATAAAGGAAATTCAGCAACGATATGGGGTCAATAGTCCATTCACTCAGTCCATGCTCAAGGCTGAGTTTATGGACCTGGGCGAGGAGCGCCTGGTCGTGAGCCTTGCCAGCTACGACAACTGCATAGACAACCCACCGATCCAGAACGGCAACGACCGGGCGGCTGGGATAGACTTCTCCGCGGGTGGAGACGAGAACGTCATAGCGATCCGGGAAGGGAACAGAATCCTGCCCCTCATCACATGGCGCGAAAGAGACACGATGGCAACGGTTGGCCGGATCATTATGGAGCTAAAGAAGGCCGGGATCAGGCCGGAACAAGTATTCGCCGACGCTGGAGGCTTAGGTTTACCGATGTGCGATGCCCTGGCAGAAGCCGGGTGGGACGTGAACAGAATTAACTTTGGTGGAAACGCCAGAGACAACGACGCGTACCAGAACAAGGGTTCCGAGATGTGGCACAGGCTTGCCCGGAAGATCGACACTTGCGATATCATATTGCCGGAGGACGACGTCCTAAAAAGCCAGCTAGTGACTAGGAGAGCTCAGGCTACGTCCCGAGGTAAGCTGGGCCTGGAGTCGAAAGATGCAATGCGGTCGAGGGGCGTCGCCTCGCCTGACAGGGCCGATGCCGTTGCAATGGCATGCGACAACTGTGGACTTGCCTACGACTTGACAATGGCGTACACGCGTCCATCTTTGATCGAACTAATGAAACAGGCGTCCGCGGACACTGAAATGTCCGGATGGGACGCCGGGGGATAAAGGGGGAAAAAACATGAACTGGAAAACAACTGCAACTGGAGTTTTGTCAATCGTAGTAGCCGTCGCTGGAGCCGCGGTGGAATTTTTGAAGACAGGCAAAATGCCTGAGCTCGGAACACTCATCGCCGCGATCATTGCCGGAATCGGACTGATCAAAGCAGCCGACGCCAAATAAGATTTTGTGTTTTCGTGGATCGGCGCTCTCATCGAATTGCTCAAGGCAATTGTAGGATTGTTCCCCGGGGAACGTGAGCGCAATGAGTCTGCCGCAAGGAAAGAATGGTCTGACGCTCGCGGTCGCATCGATGCTTCTTTTGGTAGTAGTGCTTGGTGGTTGCGCAACCGTCGATCCAGTAGTGAGGACGTCGGGGAACGCGGACAGACTGATCAACGACCCAAGGTTTGAAGAGGTCACAAGGTCTACACCTAACGTTCAATCTTGGGCCCACGACGCTGTACACACAATCAACGACCTAGAATACGAAATTAGGACAAGGAACAATGGAACCAATAAATAACGAACTTCATACGCGCATCCTTCGGGATCTGAAAAACCGTGCGACATGGGACGCCCGGCAGAGGCAGTTCTATGAGATGCGCACGTTCGGAATGCGTCGGAAGGTTAAGCCATGGCCCACCGCGGCGGACATGCACGTCGCGCTGATTGATCGCATCATTGAAAGGCTCAAACCTAACTACGTCAACTCAGCCTTGGGCAATGATGTGGTCGCCGGGTTTGTTCCAATGCGTCAGCAGTTGGCCCCTCTCACAGTCACAGCGGAGCGTTACTTTGACTACAAGATCCGTGAGCGCACTGCATTTCAATTTGAGATCGTTCGCCTAATCGACGACATGCTTTTGTTCGGTCGCTCTGTACTCAAATCAATTTGGGACGAGGGAAAGAAAGAAATTATTTTCCAAGCAATCGACCCGACCAGGTTCATTGTGCCCGATCAGACTGTCGCCCTAGACGACGCCGACTACCTTTGCCACGTCATGGTCCTATCGGTCGACCAGTACAAACGCGTCGCAGCCTATAACCAGGACGAAGATTTTATTAAGAGGATTGCCGGGCGGGGAACTAAGTTTGAAGGTATCAATACCGAAAAAGAACAGGCAGTTTACCAACGCGAAGGCATTACCTACGATTCTCGCCCTGACCGGATCATCCTTTGGGAGATCTACACTCGCAACGAAGACGACGAGTGGAATGTTAACACCTACTCGCCACTAGCGACCATGGAGCCTGTCCGGGAAGATTTCGTTCTTCCTTACAAGCACGGTCAGTGCCCATTCACAGAATTTAGCTACGAGTTAACCAACGGAGGATTCTATTCGTCACGCGGGGTCGCAGAGATCCTAGCTGCGAATGAGATGACCCTGGCGAAGCTAAAGAACTCCATGCTCGACTTTTTGGAACTGGCAAATCGTCCTCTGTTCCAGGCCGACAATCCTGTTTCTCTGAACATGGCTAATCTCAAGATGCAGCCTGGGCAAATCCTGCCACAGGGCATCAAGCCTGTTCAGATGACAACTCCCCCGATGGACTTCATGCGTGTTATGTACGACGAACGTGCAGAGGCAGAGCAGAGAGTTGGAACAATTGATTTCGGAGTCGGCAACAATCCCTCGGAGCCCGGTAGCTCCAGAAAAACAGCAACTGAAATTCAAGCGTTGGTGAACACCGGGTCCGCGGGTGCTGACTTACGAAACCGTCTTTTCCGCATGTCGCTAGGTCGTCTATTCCGTCAGTGCTGGTCGATCTATTTGCAGTACGACAAGAAAGATCTCAACTTCCGCTACGCTGAAGATACTGGCACCGTCCCCCCGGAGGCATTGCATGAGCAATACTCGATCATGCCCAAGGGTGGGTACGATTTCCAGACTCGCCAGTTCCAGCTTCAGAAGGCCGTAGCCAGGATGCAACTCCTGGGTCAGTCTCCGTTTATTAATCAGGCTGAGTTGGTCAAGTCTGTGCTCGAGCTCGATGATCCGAGCCTGGTACGTCGACTTGTCCAGGACCCGATGATGAACCAGCAGGAACAGAGGGAAGAACAGGCGAAGGAACTCGCCGCGATGATGACGACAGCGTTCCCGATTTCAATCAAACCTACCGACGATCACAAGGCCCACCTGGAGGTCATATTCGACTTCCAACAGGCTTCGGAAAAAGGATTCAGGCAGATCGACCAGGCAACGGCTCAGGCGATTGGTCAGCACTTGACTCAGCACTTACAGGCGCTGGAACAGATCGATCCGAACACTGCCAGGGCAATTACTGCCGAGCTCAAGAAAATGGACAAGGCAAAGATGAGACAGCAGGAGCAACTAATGGGGGCTCAGGGTCAGTTGCCTCCACCGGAAATGGCTGGACAAGTTCCTCCCGAGATGGCACAACCGATGGCGTGATAGCGCTAATGAGGCCAGAGGAGCAGTTGAATGCTCTTCGTACGTTGTATTCTTGGGCAAATGAAATTGGATTAAAAAAGAACGCGGTTGAGGTTGGTACATTCTCAGGAGAAAATGCCATACTCATGGCACAATATTTTGACGAAGTTACAACCATAGACCCATGGCTGAACGGATACGATTCAAACGATCACGCATCCAGCGCAAATATGTATGAGGTTGAAAAAAAATATTTTGAGAATATTGCAAACTTTCCTAATATCACGCACATCAAGATGAAAAGTGTCGACGCATCGAAAGAGTTTAAAGACGCGTCGGTTGACTTTGTGTACTTAGACGGAGACCATAGGACTGAGGCCCTGGTGGCGGATATCGACGCCTGGAAGCCAAAGGTCAGGCCGAGAGGAATTCTAGCAGGACATGACATAAACATAGAAAGTGTGCATAATGCTCTCAAGCAAAGATTTATGGGAGTTACTGCCAAGATATTCACAGATAGTTCATGGGGGATAATTATATGACAAGACTAAGGGCAATCTTAAACTTTATGCGATTCACCAAGTGGGTCGACGAACCGGAATGGACTGCAGACGACGCCAGGGCCCTTGGTAGCTTTATGAGATCCGAGCACGGAGTTAGATTCGCAGCGGTGCTCAGAAACATGACTATTAGGCAGGATTCTAGCGCTGTTCAAAAAGGTAGCTTGACAGCATGTGGATTTGCAATAGGCTTCCGATCTGCAGTGGCAGTTATCGATTCCCTTGGAATTGATGCCACTCATCCCGCGGGAGGGGCAGACGACTAGAGGTTACCCGCGGAGTACATAGACTAGTCACAATCCCGCCCGGGATCGTTAACCATTCCGGGGCTGGAGTAAAGGGGTTAGCATGGGTGATGTAATAGAACTGACCGAGGAATCGTTACGAAGAGCGGCCATGATCGAGGATGGGATTATCCCTCCAGACAGAGTGGAAGCGAAAACGGAAGCGGAGCCAACGTCGGAACAAGCGGAGAATAACGAGTCGAACCCCGCGGCGACAACAGAACCTAAAACAGAAAATTCGCCTTCTGCGACCGAAGTCGTGGATCAAAAAGGTGATAGTTCTTTAACAACGACAGAGTCTGAGAGTCCGGTTGAGTCATCCGACAAGGCCAAGGAACCGAGCAAGTACGAGAAGCTGAAGAATCGCCAGCAGAAAGAATGGGAAGCCATTCAGCAAGCAAAGGCGGAATCTAAGGCTGAAAAGGAACGTTTGGAAAGCGAGCGCCAGGAATTCCTGCGCGAACGTGAACAAGCCAGGAAGGCCGACCAGGAGAGACCGACAGGCAAGTTTGACGCGACCGATTACCGGAACGCTGCGAAGCAGTTTCGAGAAGAGGGCCGAGAAGACCTTGCCGAGCAAGCCGAAAAGAAGGCGACGGAAGTCGAGCGGTACGAACTAAAGCAACACGAACAGAAGGTCAGAGAGCACGGAGAGAAAGCCTGGAACGACAATCTTTCCAAGATGGCAGACAAGCATCCAGAATTAAAGGACGCCACGTCTCCACTGCATAAGAAAGTTTCGGAGTTGCTAAAGACGAAGGCAGTTCTTCGTCAGTACGCTGATGGGATCGTCGACGCGGTAGAAATCGCACAGCTTGCCTTGAAGACGGATCACTCAACTGGACTAGCAGATGAAGTCGAAAAGCTCCGCAAAGAAAATGCGGAGTTTAAAAAACGTTTACAACCTGGAGTTGGTTCACCGTCAACACCGGCGCCTAAAAAACAATTTAGGGACCTATCGGTTTCTGAACAGGGCGCCGAGCTCCGCCGAATGGCAGTAGAATTTGACGAAGCTAACTAAGGTTTAGACAACAGGAGATAAAATTATATGGCACTCGTAACCTCTGGCTCGCTCGCAGCGGCATACCAGGAGTACTTCTCGAAAGAGTTGCTCCAACGTCAATTGCCCATCCTTCAGATGGAACAATTCGGAATGAAAGCGGCTCTTCCTCGGAAGAACGGCAACAAACAGATTCGCTTTTTCCGCTACTCGAACCCGAGCATTAGCTCGATCATCGAAGTAACGTCAGAAGGCACAAACCCTGGCAATAACGAACGTGAGTTGACCTTGTCGACTGTTGGAGCGACCCTCCAGCAATTCGCCAGCTTGGTCAAGCTGTCTGACATCTTGCAAGCCACAAACTTGTTTGATTCCATGGCACAGGCCACGACTCAATTGGCAGAAGATCACGCGTTACACGCCGACACGCTCGTCCACCGCGTTCTCACGACCGGAACTACCTCCGGAACTGGCACGTTGTCGACCTCGGTCCGCTACGCACAGAATGCTACCGCGACGAACTTTATTGCCGCGACAGCAGCTAACTCGGCCTTCACGGCCCTCGACTTGCTCGATTCCGTGACGTCTCTCCGGGTTGACAAGGCTCCTACAATCAAGGGTGGATACATCCTGGTTGCAGATCCTCGTACTGCTCGTTCGATCCTCAACGATGACGACTATATCCAGGCTCATCGTTACTCGAACGTGGATAGCTTGCTGAAGGGTGAAGTTGGAACGTACTACGGAGTGAAGACTCTGTTGTCGCACAACATTCTGTCCTTCGGTTCTGCTTCCTCCAGCGCCATCTCTGGCACTGCGGCAGCGGCCTACAACTCCAGCACAGCGCCTTTCTTGGCGAACATTGTGCTCGGTGACCAGGCGTTCGGCGTACCTAGCCTCACAGGCGATTCGCCCTACAGCCCCAAGGTGCTCATTGCAGAAGGTCCGGACAAGTCCGACCCTCTGGATTTGGTCACCTCGGTTGCCGTCAAAACGTACTACACCGCGGTTCAGTTGAACGGAGCGTTCTACCGAGTCGTGTTTAGCCGTTCTGAGGTCAGCTAATTAACATGGGCGCGATCGTATTAATGATCGGGCCCTCGGCGAAGACTCGGGGAGGCAAAAACCTCCCCGGGTCCGAGCCTAAAAAGAAGGGATCAAAAATGGCTAACATCGTAAGCATTCCGATTGAAAATCTAACCATCTCGCAAGAGACCGAACAGGCTGAACCAGCAATCGGTGATATGGTGGAGTTGACCGGAGAAGTTGTCGAAATTAAAGAAGGCGTTGCCATGGTTCGCGTAAGCGAGGCAGAAGGAGAAATTGAAAAAGAATCTCCAGAAGCCGAAACCGAAGGCGAACGTCTCCGGAATGAGGCTGTCAAGATGGACGGCGGGGAAATGATGGAAGACTGATGCCACTTTACGAGTACGAAGATAGAGACACCGGGGGCGTCGTAACGCTCGAGCGGTCGGTAGATGAAAGGGACAAGGTCCCGAGTAAACTAAAACGACGCAACTTTCCCTCTAGCTTCAGACTTGTTAACTGTGGTTCAGAACCAGCATATCATCCCGCAGCCATGGATGGTCGCAACATTCTAAAAGGTTATCACGCACTAGAACAAAAACTCGGCTCCAAGTTCCGCCCAAGACATAAAGCCGATCAAATCAAACAAGTTTGGGCAAAACATAGGAAATTAGATCCATGAGTCAAATTAATATTCGCCGCGAATTGAAAGCAAAAGGAAAGCCTGTCCGGATTAATTCTGGAGCAGAAGCTACCGCGATGGAATTCACGACCACTGCTACCACTGGTACGTTTGTGTCCGGGACCTCTACCCTGGGCATAACCATCAAGCTCAACGGCACTTCGTACAAGATCCCGGTTTACAGCTAAACTGTATGTCCCGCGTATCATCTCGACTCGTCCTTGGCGAGGCCGGGACGGTTATCGTTTCCAGCACTGGAACAAGTGATGGAAACTTTGATGCCGTCACTGCGCTGACGCAAGGAACTGTGAGCATCATTATTAGCGGAACACAATATAACAACGTTGGATTCTACCATGGATCAACACTTCATGGTGATATCACTCGCGTTGCTTATGTAAGTGGTGGACCGTTTGCGTTGTACAAAGACCTTCCGTAAGGAGTAAATCATGGGCCGCCAGATAGAGGAGATCATCTCTAGCCTCGGACCGCTTACTGGCGGAACCGCGTCTATCAACATGAACCTGGCGGACGTCGAGGCGTTGCTCACAACGCTCCAGGCGGACGTTGCCGATGGTATTCGACTACCAAACGCAACAACTGGCGGAACTGGTCCTACTACATTTACAAGCACCAGCTACGGCACGATTGCAACGGCAAGCACTGGCAGGCTTGGTTGCACTATTTTTAACGAAGGAGCAGGCAACCTCCACGTTCTGCTAGGCACAGCAACGGCAAGCACATCGTCTTACACAGTTCGCTTATCTTCTGGAGATTACTACGAAGTTCCATTCAACTACACTGGATTGATTGGCGGTATATTTGCCACGGCTGGCACGGCTAGAGTGACGCAAGTTAGCTAGGAGTAGGCGATGCCTCTTTTTCAATCTCCAGATTTAGCTTTTTTCCCAGCTTCATCAACAGAAAAAGTATATTATCCATTAGGCGTAAGCTTGCTTTCTGGAGCAGCAGTTCCACAGCAAAATAAAATCCTATATATGCCTTATTATGTAAAAAAAAATGTTGTTAATCCAACCTTATTAATTCAACAGACTGGCTCGCTTGGAAACACATTTAAAGTTGGAATTTATGATGGAACTAATGGAATTTATGGGGCAAGTCTTTTAATTAGTGATGAAATAACAACAACCGTAACTCCTCAAATTTACAGCAAACAAGTTACAATTAATCTAAATAGAGGTTATTATATATTGGCTGGATTGATGACAACAGCAAATGCTAGTGCGACTAGGATTGTTACGGCTGTTAGCGTTAGAGAGGCTTGGGGAGACATTGACTCAATAACATCTATTGATAATAATAACTTTTATAATGAGGCTGGAAGTAGTCTTCCAAGCACAATTGGAACAATAGTGAGAGAATCTGCTACAACAAGTTGTGGTGTTAATGTTTTTATTAAATACTAAATTGATCTAATTTCTAATGCCCATCCTTCTTCTCACCCTCTTCCTCTGCTCCTGCTCGCCCAAGCCAGCGGATAACAACGTACTACCTCGCTACTCCGATATGGGCGCAGCGGAAGATGCTGGTAATGTCAAATGAAACGCATCGCTACATGGATCACGGTCCTGGGTTTACGTTTATTGCTGACGGCAAAAGATTACGCCTGTTTCAAGGAGGCACTGAAGTGTGCCGAAGACAACAACAGGATCTCCAGCGGGACGAAGTATATCGGGGCAGTAAAGCACCTCCTGTCAGTCAACAGATCAATCAAAAGGATGGTGGACGACGGCAGGGACCGGGACGAAGTTGTGGGCGCTGTAGTACATCTTGCGGTAAGCCTGAAGTATTTAGAGGGCAGGGGCCGTGAGTCTTGACGAAGTTAACGACCTGAAGGACAGGGTCGCAACCGTGTCTGAGCGTCTCGCCCGGATGGAAGAGCGCCAGGTTCAGTTGTACAATATGGTCGCCACCAGCTTGTCAAGCTATGCCGATGTGGTAAATAGAATATCTGCTTTGGAGCATCTCAGGACAAGGATGCTTACAATTGCGGGTGCCGTTGGACTAATCTGCTCAATGGCTTGGGACATTATAAAAAATCGTTTTCATAGTTAGGAGACTATACAATGGCAAATTTCACAGCAGGAACTTCATTCACGGACGGCGTTACAAATGACGTAACGGCTGCCAAGCTTAATGCGCTAGTGGCCGATGCCGTGCCTACTTCCAGCTTATCCTTAAACAGCACAACTGGAACCATTGGCTTATTTAGCTCTGGAACTGGAACGGCTGCAACCCCAGCCATCCAACCTACAGGCGATACCAACACAGGCATATTTTTCCCAGCCGCCGACACCATTGCGTTCAGCGAGGGTGGGGCGGAATCAATGAGGATTGATTCGAGTGGAAATGTTGGGATTGGAATTACACCATCCCAAAAACTAGATGTAAATGGAGCATCTTCTATTCGCGGGGCACTATTTCTTGGGGATGGTTCTTCTTCTGTAATTAGAAAGCTAACTTCAAGCACACCATTAACTTTTGCAAATAATGGTGGATCAGCCGAGATGACCATTGATTCAAGTGGCAATGTTGGGATTGGGACTACACCATCCCAAAAACTAGATGTAAATGGAGGATCTGCTATTCGTGGAACACTATTTCTTGGGGATGGATCTTCTTCTGTAATTAGAAAGCTAACTTCAAGCACACCATTAACTTTTGCAAATAATGGTGGATTAGCCGAGATGACCATTAATTCGAGTGGGAATGTGGGGATTGGGACAACAAGTCCTTCTGCACAACTTGAACTATCCACCGATAGTGCAAAGAAGCCATCAACTAACACTTGGACAATTGCATCTGACCAAAGGTTAAAAACCAACATTATAAACGCTGACAATGATCGGTGTTACGAAATTGTTAAGCAAGTTCCACTTAAACGCTATTCTTGGAAGAACGAAGTTTATTCTCAAGAGCAAGTAAGGGACAGAAGCAAACTTGGTTGGATCGCGCAAGACGTAGAGGCGGTGTTTCCTAAAGCCGTTGGAACAAACAGATTTGCCTACAATCAAGTCTTTGAAGATGTGGTCACACCAGAGTTAGATTCTGATGGTAATGCTGTGCTTGACGAGAATGGTGTAGCCAAAACAAAGACTGAGAAAAGATTGGTTAGCGAAGAGGTTATTCAGGACTGTAAGGATCTTAATTCCGACCAGATTTATGCGGCTATGTATGGCACAATTCAAAAGCTAATTGAGAAGGTGGAAATCCTCGAAGCTAAAGTCACCGCACTGGAGGCCGCATGAAACTTGACCTAAACATCAACGAAATCAACACCATCCTAGCCTGCCTTGGTCGTGCGCCTTATGAGGCGGTATTTGAGTTGGTAGAGAAGATTCGTAGCCAAGCCAAAGAGCAATCCGAAGCTAAATGACCCTAACCGAAATTGCGCAGTTTGCTGGGGAGAAGGTCGGAAAGACTGACTCTGACACGGTAACTTTTCTAAAAAAGTCTGCTTCGTTAAACTATCGTCGCGTCTGGAACTTTGCTCCATGGCGTGAGAGTGTAACCAACTCAACGTACACAGTCTCAACGTCAAGCAGGACTGTCACGCTCGGATCGTTGGTCGAAAATCCTCTTTCTGTTGCATACGGAGACAGCGAATTATTGGCTGTAGATTTGCAGACAATTATTAGCCAAGACGCAGATCTGCTTGATTCCAACAGGACAGGCACCCCGACTCAGTACTACTTTACCGGGAGAGGGACAACCGGTACGGCACAGCTTGACGTGTACCCACTATTAAATACGACGAGTACAACCGCTCTTAAGGTCATTGAGAAATTGCAATGCATAACCAGGTCGAATTATATCGTAGACTTTCCTCCCTCGACAGATGCTTCAGGAGACGAGCTAAGACTTCCGCATGTTCAGCACGTTGTCCTGGCATTGACCCACGCCGACGCCTTGGAAAGGGAGAGGCAGTACGCAAAGGCCCAGGCTGTTGTTTCAACTGCAAATGCTGACCTGGCAGCCATGGCGCAGTACGAAATGAGCCAGGTCGGAGGAATTAAGGTCATCACTCCGTCCAGCCTTGGGGAGTCAAGCATCCTAGATATAACGGTTTAATAAAATGCCGTACTACAGCGACAACCTGGACGAACTCCTTGCTATTGCCGGGTCTGTAAGTTTTGAGGGGGGCCAGGCGTCTGGCATAGTTGCCAACCTTATTAAGGACAACCAGGCGAGCGAACTTATCAATATGACGATAAGTCCGTCCGGAAACTTGGAATCCAGGATGGGCATTGAGGCAATCTCAACAAACGTTTCTAGCGGATCAAACATTCAAGGCATGCACTATGTGGACACACCGAGCCTGGAGCGCCTTGTCGTTGCTACAAATGGAACAATATACAGAACTACAAGCGCAACTACTTTTTCTACCACCGGTGGAACTGTAGCAAATGCAAGCGTTGACGTGGACTTCTCTCAATTCAATAATCGACTTTATTATACCGACGGATCTGGATTCCTTCAGTTCTCGAATGGAACGAATGATTATCGGCAAGGGACGAGTATTCTTGCAATTACTGTATCAACACAAGGATTGGGATATACTGGATCAACCGTAGCGGTAACAATTGGCGCGCCAAGTCTTGGATACGGAACAACTGCAAGTGCTGTTGCAACCGTTACAAGCGGAACAATATCTGCTGTTGTTGTTACAAATGCTGGATCTGGATATACTTCAGCACCGTCGGTAACGATAGCTGCGCCACCAGCTGGAGGCGGACACTTTACGGCAACTGCCGTTGCCAGCGTATCTGCTCTTGCCCCATCTGGCCTTCGCCTTGTCCGCCAATTTACAAATAGGATATTTGCGGTTGGAACCGGAACAAATCGAAACACGCTCTATGCCTCAGATATTCTTGATGCAGAAGTTTGGAAATCAACCAACAGCATTATTGTTGGTGGCGATGATGGTGAGGACATTGTGGCAATTCAGCCTTTCTACGATTACGAAATCCTTGTTTTCAAGCCGAACAAAATTTACCTGGTAACAGCCGACCCGACAGCGACTACTGCTGCTGGCTGGACTGTAAGACTTTTGAATGATCGAATTGGATGCGTGTCCGGAAGGTCCGTAAACTTTGTAAATAAAGATGTATTCTTCTTAGCGAACGATGGAATTAGGTCTGTCGCCAGGTCCGTTGCAGACGACTTCTATATTGTTGGAACTCCGGTTAGCGAGCCTGTGAAGAATATCATTGCTAGAATCAATAAAAACTATGTGACATTGTGCAACGCGGCCTTCTACAATAACCGATACTACCTAGCCATCCCTCTCGATACAGCTACAACGCCAAACTATATTTTAGTATATAATGCCATATTCAATTCGTTTGAAGGTCTCTGGAGTATCGCAGCTTCGAGAATGGTGATTACAAACTTTTCATCCGGATACTCAATAAACGCGTTAAAGCTGGCAATCGGAAGTCCCACCAGCAAGGTTGGACATTATGCGGGATACAGGGATGCCGACTCGTCTGACCCTACCACTAATTACGTTGACTACGATACGTCCGGAACGTACACAAGCTCGGTAACATCAAAGGCGTATGAATTTGATGACAGAATATCTCAAAAATTTGGTTCTCACTACGAAATTGAATTCTATAATTCAGGATCTACAAATGCAACGATCAGCATGCGCAGAGATACCGACGGTGCCGACATAGGACTTGCCACAGGAGTTGACACAAGGTCTGCCGGTGGAATTACGCTTCCATTCACGCTTCCCGCAACGTTGTCATCACAAACTGTAAAGCGAATTGCCGACAGCTTGAGGTCGTACCAGAAGTGGCGCAATATGCGCTTAAAGATATCGGCTCCATCTAAAAAACTGTCGCTACGAGGAATTTTAATGGCTGCAAATCCAGATACGATTGAGTTGCAAAAGAACATATGACAGCTGCTGAATACATCGAGCTATCTGGAGTCCCTGAGTCAAGATGGCCCAATTTTAGGGAATGGTTTAAGTGGCACCAGGACAACTACCTGGTCGGAGTTGCAAAGGACGGAGACAAGATATCCGGGGTGGCAATTGCAAGATGCTTGCACGAAGGAGAAGAGCCTGTGCATTATGTACATAGACAAGACGGAAACACTGCATTTGTAGACTTGACGGTCACCTCTACAGATGGTAGTAGTACACCTTATAGCCGTTTGGCTATGAAGACATTATTGTCTATACTCTGGAGCAGATTTGGCCCGAGGAAGAATATTGTTTTTAATAGGGGTGGCAAAAGAAAGGTTTACGATTACATGAAATTTATGCGAAAGGTACTACTATAATGGGAAGCGCACCATCAGTCCCTGCACCTCCTCCTCCGCCCGATCCGAATGCGGTGGCACAGGCTAATGTAGAGGCATACAAAAAGAATGTAGAGACTTATATTGAAAAAGCACCAGAGATGGCTGCTTTGGAAAATAAGCTTCGCATTCAGTATATGCCACAACAGCGTTCCCTAGAGCGCCAGTTAGCCGCCCTAGACCAGCAGGCAGGCGTGCAGGCTGGGATGCAACTAGAGCGTCAGTATGGTTCGCAGAGAACACTAGAGGGATTGCGAAGGTCTTACGAGACTAGCCCACAGGCGTATGCATTAAACCGAGGATTGGGAACTCAAATGACCCGCCAGTTTGAGCGTTTATATGGAGCCAATCCATACGCCAGCGTTGAGCCTAATGTTGCCTTCGCTCCTCGCAATATGCCTCCACAGGATATTTATGGAACAATTGGAACCAACATATCCAATCCTCCGCTACAAGGATAATTTATGGCATTACCAGGCATATCAAGCGGATATATTTCCAAATCAGATGTTGGCGCAGCAAAACCAGGAGTAAGATATTGGGTTCATCCTAGTGGAGATTTTTTTGAGGGAGCATCAAACACAAACGAAAGACAGGCAAATGAAGGTGGATATGCGGCTGGCGGAAGGATGATGGATGGGTCTGAGGTCAATGCCCTTATTCAAAAAAGAAAAGATGATGAACTTGCTAAAAAAATATCGGCACAAACACAGCCACAAATTGATGCGTTACAGAAAAAACTTGATGAAGCCACAAGCCAAGAAAATGCAAAAAACGCATTAGCACAGCAGATTGCTGCTCTTTCTGGTGGCAACCAGCCTGGAACAACAATTGGTGCGGCATCCCAAGCATTACCAGTAGGTCTTTCTGCCTCTGCTCTTGACGCAATCAGCGGAGGCATTTCACAGCTTGCCTTGGCACAAAATCCAGCAATCACAGCACTTTCGTCTGGCAATAATTTTGCAACATCTCCGCTTGCAAATAAGCTGAACTTCCAAGTATCCGACCAGCAAATTCTTGACGATTATAACACAACTAAACTTGGTCGTTTAAACAGCATTGTGCAACAGGGCAACACACAGGTTGCAGGCATTCAGCAAAGGCTTACAGCAGCGCAATCTCTACTTAATCAGCTTCCATCAGGAGATCCTCGCTATACCTCTTCCAAGGTTTATGTCGATCAGCTTAAATCGGATTTGAATAGCGTTACTGAAGCTATCACTGGAGCCAACAAGCAGATCAAAGAGTTTAAGCCTATTGGAGTTGGCACACCCGAAGCCGCAAGCCAGATCACTTCTTTCCGTGAATACTTACAGCTACCCGAAGAGCGTGCCACACAGCAGTTGCGCCAGATTGATCCAAAGTCTTATGAAACGGCTGTTGCCCTTGGCCAGCGTTATCGCCAGATGGCAACCGCTCCTATCGGTGAAACCAAATCTGCCCAAGCCGAACAACTCCGTAGCAACCTAGAACAAGAGGCAATCAATCAGCTTGCCCTTGGCTCGCAGTTAGGTGCGGAGGAGCAGAGGCAGTACCAGCAAGCCGCGCGGGCTGCTCAGACTGCCCGAGGAAATGTTTTTGGAGTTGCCCCTGCCGTCGAGGAGGCAGTCACAACTGGTCTTGCTGGCGAGCAACGTAAGCTTGCACGCTATGGTGCAGCCACTCAGTTCCTTGCTTCTGGACAGAACACATCTGATGCACTCAAGTCTGACCTGGCATTCCGCGATGCATTATTGCAGAACCGTCTTGGGGCAGCCTCCGGATTTATTGCTGGTGGTCCTTCCATCTACAACCTTTCCCAAGCGCGTACAGGCGCACAGCAGGGTGCCATGCAGGGATATATCCAGGCGAACCAGGCTCTACCTGGAGGATTCAATCAGCAACCTTCTACGGCATCTAATTTCTACCAAGCAGTTGATCAAAGTATTCCTGTCAGTCTTACCAGTGAATTCAACAAACTATATAATACGCAATCCAATTACTTGGCTAACACCTATGGGGCGCAAGTTGATGCCCTATCTCGCGTTGCTGTCGCAAATTCACTTCCAAACTATCTCAGTGCTGGTGCTGATATCTTCAAGGGAGTTGGCTCACTTGGTGGAACAGCAGGAATATTTGCATGTTGGGTCGCTCGCGAGGTTTATGGTGCTGACAATCCCAAGTGGGTTGAGTTTAGAGAATGGATGCTCACAAAGGCATCAGACAACCTGAGAAACTTCTACCTAAAGTATGGAGAAAGAATTGCTGAATCCATACGCAATAAACCAAAAATAAAGGCAATCATCCGCAAGTGGATGGACAGCAAGATAGGATAATATTATGGCAGACAGAGTTCAAAGACCATTAGTCACAATGCCCTGGAGCGAGAAGTACTATGCTGACGCAGAAAGAGCTCAGGCTGTTGAAGATGAGGATCGTCAACTTCGCGTTGAAATGCTGAAGCAAAAACTTTATCCAGCGGACACTGCCCAGAAGGCGGCCGAAGAATTGATGCAAACCACAAACGAGGCAAGAAGGGCTGCGCTAATGCAGACTCTTTACGAGACAACTGGAACAACCACAATTCCAGGAACTAGTCTAAATGTTCCAGCCGGAACCCCAGAAGCAGACCAGTATAATTATCTTGAGGGCATGATGGATAGAGTTGCCAGATATGAAAGAATGGCAGGGCTAGAAACTGATCCGATCAAGAGAGACATGAAAATGAAGACGGTCGACATGGCAAAGAAGTCCATCCAAGCTAAAGGCAAAGAATTGACCGCTGCCGATGTTGCTTTTGAGATGAATGCCACCGACGCCTACAGGCTCGCAGACGAACTTGAGGACACGGTTAAGAAATATGGCAATTACGAAATATCAAATCCAGAAGGAAGCGCGGCCCTTCGTCAGAAACCTTATTTCCTTGCAGTGGCTTTAGCCAAGGCGCTTGACCCGGGATCTGTCGCAAGAGAAAGTGAAGTTAAATCATTCCTAGAGACAATGGCATTAGGAACAAGTCCGGTTGAAGTTCCGGGATTGGATCTGCCTATTGCGGGGCCAAGAACCGCAACGACCCTCGAAGGAATTAAGATGCTTAGGGATCGACTTGATATTAAGGCCAACGACTACAAAAGAATTTCCGGCAGGACAATTGAATTGCCAAAGAGGAACAGGGAAGACGCAACTGCTCCAACTCAGGCGCAACAATCGTATCAGGCACCAACGCAACAACAATCGCAACCGATGAGTCAGTCCGGATTTGGCGGATACGATCCTCGCGCCCGAAGAGTAATCCCAAGCCGTTAGTCGGTCATGGCCGACGAAATCATCCAGGATAAACGCGAGGCGGCAAACTATCTGCTTCGCCAGTATCGCGAAAATCCTCAGTTTGAGTTCACGCAGGACGAGGCAAAAATCGTCCACGAATCGTATGGGGGCAAAGTTCAATTTGTAGATTCAAAACCAATATTTGCGGACGAGTTGACTTCCGCGGAATTCATCAGATCTCAAGACGAGTCAGATCCAACTTTTATAGCAAGTGAAGACGAATTTCTTCTCCTAAGAAAAACCGAACCTAAATTTAGTAAGAAATTTGAAACCGGATACGAAGGCGGGAAGCAGTACTTTAAGGATGCTTTTGGCAAGGCTGGGCAAGATATTGCAGAGTATTACAAAAAGCCTATTGAGTTTGGTGACGAAATAAAACCACTTGCAACGGCAGCCGAAGCGCTTGCAAGAGGTACGATGGATCTCGGCACGACAGCAGTCGGTGCGTCAAAGTTTATTGAGAAGGCGCCTTACATGGCCGCCGGGTTGCTCGGTCTCCAGGCAGATTATAAATCTTATTTAAACCAAAAGACAATTGACCAAAACTACCAAATGCAGGCAGTTGATAAGATCAACGCCGAAAGAGCTAAAGGGGAAAGCATTATCGGACTACCGAAAGAGTCAATCATGCCAGGGGTGGCAGAAGTTGGATCAATGTTCATGGACCCAACGACATTCGCCCCACTTGTTGGTCCTGGAGCCAAGGCTACATCCGTAGCGTCAAAAACAAGCAGAGGATTGAAGGCTGGGACTAAGATTGCCGAGGGAGTAGAAACTGGAGCTAGGGCTGTTGGAAACGTGATTGATTACGGAGTTGGAAAGGTTGGTGAAGGAATTCAGCGCGTTTTCCCATCAGTATCAGCACCGAAAACAGTAGGAGCCATAGCCACAGGCGCGGCCGCTGTAGGCATTCCAGGCGCGTTCCCGGTTGGAGCCAAGATTGCAGCCACTAGGGCCGGGGCCGAAGTTGTAGAGAAAGGAGCCCAGGCTGCGAGGATTATGGGAGAAGAAGCGATGACAGGACCTTCTCGCATGAATCTCATGCAGAGGGTTGCCAAGAACCAGAAGAATCCGGAATGGTTGCGCCGGGCCGCAAATACTTCGATAATGTCTTCACCGATCACTGCCAAAACGGCTGAACTTGGACTAGACGTAGGAGTTGGATCTGCAAAGGGAGCGGTCGTTGGCGCTGGATTAGGTTTTGTTGGGTCAGGCGGAGAAGAAGAGGGTATTGGTGGCGGAGTCGCAATTGGGTCCAGAATGGGGGCAATTGGAGGAGGATTTAGAGGCATTTCCCAACAGCCAGCTAGAAAAGCCCTGGCGAAGCAAGGCGACGTCAACAGGCTATTCGCAAAACAAGCCGAGCTTGGGCTGGATGTAGAAAGCATTGCCAACTACATCCGAAAAGATAATCGGCCCTTTTTGGACGCGGCGACTCTTCAGATGATGGACCCCAACGTCCAGGTCGAGTTCCATAATCGTGATTCTTTTATGAGACCTGAGAATGCTGGGATCAACGCGGCGGGGGTAGTCAAGGGAGTTCCGGACAAGAGCGGAAAACTTAGGTTACTGATAAACATGGACGACAAGAGGGCTTCGGGGGATACGGTGCGCCATGAGGCAACGCATATCATAACGAAGTCACCGGTAATCAATAAGTCTGAAGGACGCATGGCAGTCATGGCAGAATATGGTCCAGAGGGTCTTCGCAAGAGAGGAAACGAGTACGCCAGGAAACTAATAGAGGGCGAGCGCCAGGGTCGTGGATCGCCAACAGAATCCGAGGTTAGGGCGAAGGTAAATGAACTTCGCGAGGGATCTCAAAGGGCAGAACCGGGAGCCGGAGACCTGGATTGGATTGCAGACGAAATTCTTGCAGAACAGTTTGTTGGTGAAACCCGCGGTAGAGATCTTGATTCGCTTAGGCGCAAGACTCTTCCAGGCACAGATCTGCTCTCGCTCCAGGAAGGATACCTGGCTCCTGTTGGTAGGCTTTTGGCTAGGTTTGGGATCGACACGACAGGGCCCAAGCCGACGAACATTGACACGCTTTTCAAAGATAACCCACTGGTGCCGTCCAAGCAACTACGAGAACTGACTACAAGATGGTTCCGGGACCGGGACAAGTATCTTGACGGACTAGAGAAGGCAGAGAAGCAGAAGGACGTGACGCTAGTTCCTGGAGCCGGGAACAGAAATCTTGCCAATAATCCTGCAATCAAATTTACTCGCAACAGAAAGACGAATCTTGAGGAAAACGATTTTGCTGTAAAGTTCCCGGATGGTACGGTCAGGGCTAAAGATCCGGCATCGATCCTGGCAGTAGACAAGGCCCGGGTGGCAGACGTTGGACGCCTCTACAATCCGGACGCTGTCCTAGAGCGCGGTAGTCCAGAGTTCGGTGTGAAGATTCAATCAGACGGAAAACCGTATGTTGGCGGGAATAAGCTGCCGGAAGGATTCTATAGCCTAGACAGTTTTAATGACTTTACCAAGGAGGTCGCCAAGACCCTGGAAGATAGTCGACAGGAGGGTAGGACATTTTCGGTCTGGTACCAAAAGGTCGGCACAGGCGAGGATGGTAGCTGGGCTCAGTCTGTTAAGCGCGGACTAGGCAACATTAAGGTTGGGCAATCCGAGATTGCGTTCCTTGGTTGGCGCCTGTCCAAGGCCGGGAACATCCTGGCTCAGGCAGTAGATGTTACTGCTCTCCGCGGTCGCATGTTGGATTTTGCCAGGTCAGGCAAGGGCAGGATTGACGAAGTGTGGGGCGGAGATCTTGCATCGTATGAAAAAGACGTAATGCAATACCTAGACAATCATGCCAACTCAAGGCCGGGCGAGACAGGGATCGGGATCGATAAGCGCAACGCAATCAACTACCTATTCGGCATCACAAACGAGGCCAACAAGAATGCGAATCCAATGTACGCAGCCGAAGGTCGTCCTCCAGGGAGCCTAGTCAAATCCTATCGCCTGGACCGTATCGCCAATTCCCGGGACACTGGCCGCACCGGGTTCTTTATTGATTACCAGAAGCAGGCGGCGAACTTGGCGCCTGGTGAAAAGTTTGCTCCTTCAACAGGCGCCGAAAACAGGAATCTTGAGATCAATAGAAAAGATCGAGAGTTGATGGCAAGGGTCCCACTCAAGCCAGAAGATAAGCAAATAATCAAGAATGCTTCTGCAGGAAAAACAAAGTTATCGTCTGGGGCTAAGGCTCAGGAGAAAATGATTGAGAGCAGGGTCAGGGAGGTTAAGGGAAGGTTCCCGCAGGCATCTGGATGGGCCAAGATTGAGCTTGCTGACGTAGAGGTCACAAAACCAAGGAAGTCCGGGGAAGATCCAAAGATAAATCCTGTTTTCAAAACAGTTCCATATTCATTTGAAAAAGATCCGAATACAGGAAAAGATACTGCTGCGACACATGCAAAAAGAGTAGAGGATCACTCAAACAAGGTTGTCTCTGAATTAATGAAGGTTGTCGAGCGTGCAAAATCCGGAGATAAGAACGCTCAGAAAATACTTGGTCATAAAACATGGTACCGCGGAATGAACGAAATTCTGCGCAGAACATTTGGTGGTGTAGCAGATTATTTTGCAGATCTTCTCGGGGCCTTTAGTCCAAATACTTCCGTAGATATCAACTGGAGATTTGGGGTTGAGGCTTTAAGAAAAGTCACAAGAGGTGATTACGATGCAATTCTTTCCAAAGCGGACGAGTGGGTAAAGTCAGGCAAAACAATATCTGACTACAAAAAGAAAGGGAATCCAATGATTCTTCAAGAGAATCAGAAATTGTTTGGAATGAATTCTGACAATGGAATGATTGCGATGCTCGACCTGTGGAGACAAGTTCAAGCCAAGCAGGCCCCCAAGGCAAGAAACTTTGCCCTTAATTTAGTTGGGCAATCTTTGAAAGCTACAATCGACGTTTGGGCCGCCAGGTTCTTACAAAGAATGGCAGGACTTGAAAGAGTGCCCACCGTTGCCGAAGGCGGAGTTAGTGGAAATGTTTTGGCGGATACTTCTAGGGTTGGTGGGCAATTTGGATACGGACAAGAAGTATTTGAGTCCGCGGTTCAGAAATTAAGAAAATCTGGAATTGAAGATTTGAAGGACATAACCGCTCCGGATCTACAGGCAATCGTATGGTTTTTGGAAAAGGAAATTTGGGCTGAGAATAATTGGACAAGCAAGACAGGAGAGGGTGGCTCATTTGAGACAGAGGCGGATCTGACGCAACCGTCTAGGTATGTTATCGGATTGAGCCAGGAAACTCCAGAGGTCAAGCCAAGCGCTGAACAGCAGGCATCATTTGCATCAGATATCAGGAACACATTCGCAGAGGCTCCTGGAGTAATTGCGACAAAGATTAAGGATTCAATCGGGGCATTCATGGGCACAACCGAGAGGTCGTTCGACGCGGAGTTTGTTGTCACTCCAGATTTTGATCCGTCAAAACTTATTGAAGTCACAGCATCTAAGGCAATGCAGTCGGGACAGAAGAATGCATTTGTGAGCAGGGTCCTGGGCCCCAACGAGGACAATGCAAATGCTCGTCCTGGAATAGAAATTTACTTGCGCAAGAAGGGATCGATGGGCGACGTGAATGCTCTAGCAAAACAAGTGTCTGAAGCTGGAATTGATGGGTTTACCATGATCGTAGATCCAAGGGCAAAGGTCGCTGGAGTACCGGATGAGTTCATAGGCGTGAGATATCAGTACGTCCCCGAGTTTTCTGGAGATAAAAATTGGCAAGCAAATGCAGACGCGCTTCGAGGAAAGCTACAGGACCTGGCGGACAACCTTATGTCACAATCGGAAATTGCCTTTGCCAACGTAGTCAAGTATGATACCCTTGTTTTAGGAGAAAAAGATTATGGCAACTTTAATACAGGAATTGGAACAGGATATACCGAGGGCCGAGGAGCGTCTTGGATCGGACGCGCGGATAGTGCGCGAAATGAAGCGTCAATTAGAGGGACTGAAAGCGGAAAGCAGACTCAGCGACCAACTGGTTTTCAACGTATCGGCAACGAGTCAAGACAACCAGCAAAAGCGGATTTAGAGTCGGAAGTTAAAAAAAGAGCTATCAAAGAAGAGCTCTTGTCGCCAGCAAAATTACTTACTAGGAAAAGAGGCGTCCAATGACCTCACTCGACGTCTTTGAGCCTATCGGTCAAACCGGAGAATCTACCGCGGGAATCAAACACGGTTCCGTCCCGGGTAATAAAACCGTCAAATCTTCCGTTCCGATCGCTAACCCAACTTCTGTTCCTGGAAACCATTCCGTCAATAGCCCCTGTTCTTGTTGTGCGAATACCCCGATCCAGCATTCCGGAATAGGTTCCTGTCTTGTCCAGGAGGAGATCCCCGGCGAAACAGTGACCGAGTGACAAAACAACCAACAACAGGATTTTCTTCATGGCAAACATTCTAACACAGGCACCCGAACTAAGCGCAAGCAAAAATTTCACCCCATTTGGGGCCGGGCAATTCGACAGGCAAAACGTGTCTAGGCCCATGCAGGAGCCACAGAGGGCAGGGTGGACAGACGAGAAGGGGCAACGCCTGGTGGCAATGTCGGATCGTATGCGGTCGGCCGCGACGATGGATGATATCCGGGCAGAGACAACACAAAGAGCAATGGAGGACGAAGTGACTAAAAACATTATGCAAGATCAAAACTTAATTGGGCCAAAGGTGCCTCAGAACGAATACGACTCGGCTCTAGCAACGGTCGACATGGAGGCTAGAAAAGACAAGGCCGGGAATGTCATGGTCTACAATCTTCCGTCCGGAGACATGGGCGGGAGCTACGAGGTTGCCGGGATCAACGACAAGTATCATCCAGCGGCCGCCGAAATGCTAAAAAACTTGCCACCTGGAGAGCGCAGAGACGCAGCTGCCAGGTACGTCGTAGAATACACAAAACCATTCACGTCTAAACTTCCCGAGCCTTACCGACCATTTTTCCAGGACCTGGCATTCAACCGCGGGGTTGGAGGGGCTACGAAGTTCCTACAACGCGCGATCGGGGTAAAGGACGACGGAGCGCTAGGACCTCAGACGCTCAAGGCCCTGGAGGGCTTGAACCCATCCGAGGTAATGAAGAACGTTTCCGTCGAGCAAATGACCTACGAGAGAAAACTTGCGGAGCAGAATCCGGAACGTAAAAAGTTTCTCAATGGTCTCCAGAATAGAGTCTCGAACAGATATCGACTTTTCGGGAATGCTCCAACCGGGTAATCGTCAGACAGGAGCGATAGGAGTTGCCAGGGTAATCGCAGGACTCCTCGCTTCCGGGTGGAATGTGTTGACCCCATTCGAGGACAACGCCGGGTACGATATTGTCGCCGAGAAAGATGGCGCATTCAAAAGAATTCAGGTGAAATCGTGCGGGGCTCCGCGTTTGCACATGAGTGGAAGAAGGGGACCAAGCTATAAGTTTAGTACCGGACGCGGAATTGATAAGCGCAAGTACGGAAAGTGCGTAGACCTAATATTCCTTGTGGCGCTGGACAAGGATCTGCTGTGGGTATTTGATTCAAAAAAAATGAAGGCTACGCGTTGCACCTCTCCAGAAGATTCAATTGCCTGGACGCGCTTGTCGAAAATATAGCAAGTCAAGCTAATTAAAATTCCCCCAAAATAATGTATTGACCCAAATGCCGAGTTTCGGCAGAGTCCGGTGATCTTGAAACAAGGAGGTCACCATGGGCGGAGGGAAGATGTCGCGCAACAAGGGGAAACGCGGTGAACGCGAGGTATCAAGCCTGCTCAGTGAGGCTGGATGGAAGGCTAGGCGCGCCCAGCAGTTCTGCGGGTCGCCGGATGGTGGAGCTAGTGATGTACTGGTCGAATCAGAATTCTGGCCCTTCCACGTCGAAGTCAAATATTGCCAGCAAACCAAAATTTACGATTGGATGCAACAATCTACCAACGATTCAAAAACTGGTAAGACGCCTATCGTGTGCCATCGAAGAAATCAAACAGGATGGCACGTCACAATGAAATTTCAGGATTGGATCAATTTAGTGAATAATAGTCTTCCGATCGTGTTACCAGCAATCACACACGCGAAAGACATTCATCAGACTTCACCTCAGATAAACCCAAATAAACCATAAAAGGAGAATACACATATGGCACTAGTACTAAGCGAAAAGAGCACAAAAGAAAGACCGATCGTAGAGGCGGGAGCGCATCCTGCAATCTGCTATTCGGTCGTTGATATGGGAACCCAAAAGAGCACCTACCAAGGTGAGACGAAGGAGTTAAAGAAGATCCGACTTGCGTTTGAGATCTGCGATCAGAATGACGACTTCGAGCAAGTCGAGAATGGCAAGGTCACCATCATCAAGAAGCCGTTGGTCTGTTCGGCGGAGTTTACCGCGTCGATCGGACCGAAGGCGTCGCTTCGGAAGTTCATCGAAGGTTGGCTCGGTTCAGCGCTCAACGCGAAGCAACTCGCCTCGTTTAAGGTGACTGACTTCCTCGGAAAGCCAGCATTGCTCAACGTAGTTCACAAGGTGAGCCAGGTATCAGGCAAGACCTACGCTGCGATCGGATCGGCATCCAAAATGCCTAAAGGCATGGCAGTTCCTGAGCGCGTAAACAATCTTGTCTCATACGAGATTGAGCAGGGCCAGGGTGGCGAGTTTACCAACTTGCCAAAGTGGCTACAGGAAAAAGTTCTTCTGTCGAAAGAGCTAGGTGGAGTTAAATCAACCGTAGCGACCGACGACGGAGCACCATTCTAATGGCACTGGAACTCTCTACTCAATCGGAAACACCGACGAGACTAGTATCTGCAGAATTCTCTGCGCACTGGTACTCGACTGATGGAGAGGCTTTCCACACTGTCCCGGACGCTGAGGGGCGCGATCGCCCAACAACGCTCCGGGACGTGAGGAAGTTAGCCAAGGAAGGAATCGATCTTCTTCCGTCGGTCACTTCAGTGATGAAAGTGAAGGACGCTCCACAGCTTAACGCATGGAAAATATCTCAGTGCCTACTCGCAGCCGACGAGCGCCCGAGACTTCCGGGGGAGTCCCTGGAAGATTGGGCGTCGGTTATTGAAGAGTTGAGCAAGGCAGTGACTAAGAAGGCGTCGAACCATGGCACTGCCATGCATGATGTCCAAGAGAGATTGCTACCACTGCTACGCGAAAAGAAGGAACCGATCTCGACTAAGGATATTGAGATCCGGGAAGATCTTCTTCCGTTTGCAGAGCACATGGTGAAGTGGATCAACTCCGAGGTCGTCAAGGCGCATTGGGAAGAGAAGGTGCTGGTCGGTGCTGGATACGCTGGAAAGGCGGACGCGCTGATCGATCACTCCGAGTATGGCACATGCCTAATCGATCTGAAGAACAGATCGTTCGACCCGGAGAAGGTGACAGCATCTAGGCGCCCAGTGTATCCACACGACGCAATGCAGTTGGGTGCCTATAGAAAGGCCCTTGGCAAGGAAGTGCACTGCATGTCGGTGATCCTGTCGTCAAAGACTCCGTCCGCTCCGTTTGTCCACAAGTGGAGCGAGCAGGAGTTGGAAGATGGCTGGAGTGCTTTTCAGCACTGCCTGGCCCTATGGTGCTTTGACAAGAAATTCAAACCCAAAGGTGTTGCATAAAAGGAGGACAAAATGAAACCAGGACTATACGCAAACATACACAAAAAGAGGGCCAGGATTAAAGCTGGCTCGAAAGAGAGAATGAGAAAGCCAGGATCTAAGGGAGCTCCAACCGAAAAGGCATTTGAAATATCCAAGCTGACAGCAAAGGAGGTTGGTTATGGCAGATAGTCCAGCATGGCAAAGGGCCCTAGGGAAAAACCCGGAGGGTGGGCTGAATGAGGCCGGACGTCGCAGCTACAACCAAGCTACAGGCGGAAACCTAAAGGCCCCGGTCAGCAGGAAACAGGCTGCTCGGTCCGAGACCTCGGCTGCAAGGCGTAAGTCTTTTTGTGCTCGAATGTCTGGCATGAAGAAGAAGTTGACTTCGGCCAAGACTGCTAGGGACCCAAACAGTCGTATCAATAAAAGCCTCAGAAAGTGGGACTGCTAACATGAGCACAGAATCTATAATGGACGCGATTAATTCACTAGGAACAGCAGTCCGGGAACTCCAGGAGGGTCTCCCGGTCAAGGACTATACAGAACCAACGATCGAAGATGTGGCAACGCATGCGAGTGACGTGATCAGGAAGATCATGAACCGCGGGTCGAACAAGTCCAGGTTTGGCGAGTGGTTCCACAAAAACTCACTTCGATACAATTCTGACAGGGCAATTGCCCACATGACCCGGGCAATGCAACAGATCGATGGCAACGTGTCTTCTCCGGACGGTTCCGGGGAGACATGCATCGACCACCTGGAGCGAGCACTGGTCCGGGCCGTGTTCACTCTCTACAAGGCCAAGGAAGGAAAGATACGGTAATGGCTGGGAACATTATTGAGTTGATATTCTTGATCGGATTGGTCACAACGATCGTGATTGTACTTGCACCAGCAGTTTGGGTGACCATGATCGCAATCGATAAAATTGATAAAATCCGTGACAACAAATAGCACCAGCATCCACATTGGCCCGAAGACGACGACCTGGGAGGACCCGCTCGCAGTGTTTCTCCACAAGGATGAGTCGACCAGGATGGAGCGCATCATGGAGTATCTGTCATGGGAAAACTATCGACTGCATCAGATCATTCAAAGATTCATGGACGAGAGGAAGGCGACATGATCTACGTCCAGTGGGGTGAAAGATACTACGCAGTGACTTCCAACGGAGATGTATTTGATTCTACCGGTAAACTGACGATCATCCCGGAAGGATTAAAGAAGGCAATTAAGGAGGTAGGCATTCATGAAGAAGCAAATAGTAACAGTTAGTTGTCAGCTACCAGAATGGTTTGAGAAGCATTCTCTCCCAAGGATTAAGGAGGCGTCGGAACGTTGGGACGCTAATCTTGTGGTCATTAAGCCAGAAAAGCCGATCGGACTACTGGCAAAAATGTCGCTAGTCGACGCGGTCCAGAATGCCGACAGGACCGTATTCGTAGACAGCGACGTTCTTATATCCAGGGAATGTCAGAATCCTTTTGAGCTATTCCCGCGGGGTCACTTCTACGCTTGCGCAGACGCGCCTCACGGTGATCAGCTACATTGGGGCCGGGCGAACGAGATGATCCTTTCTCAGGCAATGCTTGGATCTATCAAGTGGACTCAAGGTTACTTCAACACAGGGGTCATGGTTTGCGACAAACAGCATGCCGGGGCATGGGGCAATTTCATATACGCACCGTTCGCGTTCCCGGAGCAGACATTTACCAACTACCGGGCCAGGGCACTCGGGTACTCAATTCGTTTCCTAAGCTGGGAATGGAATGCGATGGAGATTAATACGCCGAAGGATAAGAAGCAGTCAGACGGATTCATGCCACACGCTGCGGGTATCTACGGAGACAACCGCGCAAAGTGGATCGAGGAAATGGATAAGGTGCTGCCATGAGAGTTCTGACACTAAAAGATCCAATGATGTTGGATGATCGTTTGCATCATCCTCACGACTCAATCGTAGTTCCGAATGAAGTTAAGGGAGTTCCTGGCACACATGCCGACGCCTACACGATTCCGTACCGGGTCGGCTGTGCTGCCGGAGGCTACGCTGCTCTGTACCGGGGCGGGGCGATCGGTGACCAGTTCATTGCCATGGGTATTGCCAGGGCGATGCAACACTACGAGGGAGATGGAAGGATCGAGGCTTACATTCCACAGCGCCACCTTGCATTGTGGGAAGGATTTGCCGGGATAAGAGCATTGCCACTAGCTCCAACCGTAGCCACCTGGAAGTCTTACAAGGGCCACGTTTGCCTAGACGATATTCTTTCTAGGACAGCGCACCTGGATGGAAACGTTTATGACTACGTCTACAGATCCTGGGGAGTCGAGGTTGACGATGAGTTTAAGAAGCCTTACGCCAAGTTGCTAGAGAAAGATCAGCACGAGTTGGCTACACTAGGATTCGACGTTGGCGGACCGTTTCTACTGTACTCAATCAGTGGATCGAGCCTGTGGAAGACATACCCAACCCATGAGGCTGGGCTGTTCATTAAGTCGTTTCTAAAAGAGAACAAGGATTGGCACGTCGTTGCTGTGGGTCACGATGATCCTCCGCTATCGATCACGCACCAGAGACTGATCAATCTCCAGGGAAGACTTCGCAATGTCAGATCTTTGCTACACCTAGCCGCACGTTGCGACATGGCCGTGTGCCCGGAGTCTGCGATCATGCATATCGGGGCAGTGTTCGACACTCCAACCATTGGACTGTACGGACCCTACGGTCCTGAGCACACGTCGAAGTATTACAAGTACGTCAACCCGATCTTTCCAAAAGAAGTCTGTCCACACGCTCCATGCTCGGTCTACGAGCAGCCAAAGGACAAGTGCAAAGATGCAGTCAACGCGATAAAAGGAGAACCAAAATGGTGCAACGTTCTAAAAGCAATCAAGCCAGAAGATATCATGGCAAAGACAAAAGAAATCCAGGCAAACCTAAAACAGATTTAATCAGAATTGTTTCTGAGAAGAAAGTTGTTTGCTACGAATTAAATCTTGATGTTGACGATGATGTGTACGAGGCAATCGTTGAAGCCGGGCGCGTCCATATTGCTAACGACAAGGACGCGTTGTTCCAGTACGCGTTGAAGACCGCGCTCAAGGAGGTTGCTCATGAACGAATTTAAGCAGAAGATTCTTACAGCAGTGTGCGAGCCGGACGTGCTCACGGAACATCAGTGCAATATGCTTCGTGACGACGCTCAGGTCATAGGCATGAAGAGGTCCCACGTCATGAAGAAGGATGGGACGACTAAGTCTTCTTACACCAGGACATGCTCGTCGTGTTGGGTGCCGTTCGCGGAACACTACAAGTGGCTATACGAAGTCGTTAGGAATGTTGCCAGTGACATGAATGAAGAGCACTACAGATTTGACATTACTGGGATTCAGCAGTTGCAGATCCTGCGCTATAGGCCCGGGCAGTTCTTCCTGCCACACTTCGACTGCTTCGACGGTAGCGACCGCAAGCTAACGATGGTGATCAACCTATCAGATCCATCAGAGTTCCTGGGAGGAGGGCTCAGGGTTGAGTGCGACTTGCATAACGCGAAGGATGTTAAGAAGCGGGGATCGGCAACAATGTTTCCTACTTATATAAAGCACCAGGCACGTCCAGTGTTTTGGGGCTCCAGGTGGGTCCTAGTCGCATGGCTAACAGGGGGGCAGTGGAGATGAACGGTTGGTTCGAGGCGATGATGTGGATAGTTGTTTTCGGCGCGCTATTAATATTCTGCGACAAGATTAATCGATGATAGTTCTTGCCTGGGTCTTGTATTGGATAGGAGACATAATCTCGAGAACGTTCATGCGGTTTGGGTTGGGATATCCTATTTACAATAAGGTCATGAACTGGTCCCTAAAGTTTGATAAGAACGATGTGATCTGGAAGAAGGTAAAATGACTCACGCCTGCAATCTTCCGCGCCACCTATACGTCAAGGTCGACATGGCATTCGTGTCGGACGGAGAGAAGCAGGAGATAGACGACGCTGTCTGGTTCGGACTGACCGCGATACCTGGCCGGGCTTGGGGATGCACTGTCATGTTGAAGTGCGGGGCAATCTACCGCGGACTTCCACTGCATGCGTTGGCCCATGGCGAAATCGCTATTGCAGATTGGGATCTCAACGACGCGCAGAGGTGGGACTGTTTTGGGTGGAACTTTACGACGATCGAGTACGACTATCTGATGGGCCTATCGTGCAAGGTATGGATCGCTAGCAAGAAGACCTGGGAGGTCGGGCGATATCTATTTACCGCGGAACCTTACGGAGACGGATTCTCCATGGCCCCGGAGCAGACTAAGTCTCATCACTTCATTAAACTAAACAACGGAAGGATTACTGCGGTCCCGGGCAACAATGTACTGTGGAACGAGTCCAGCTTTACCACTCCAGGAGACAAGCCTAAGTGGCTGCGCGGACAGCGCGAAGCATGGCACGGTGAAGAGGCGACCTGGGACGATGTGGTCGGGGAGGAGACAGCGTGAACGACATAATCGAAGAGCTAATTGAAATGTACGGAGAAGAGGCTGAGAACATGGTGCTTGCCGACGGACTAGACAAGGCATTCGTTGGAGTTGCGTTTTGTTTTGGTGAAAAGATCCGGGCCGTGTACGACATTGACAAGATAATTGAAGAACTACAGGAGCAGGGAATGTCTCACGAAGATGCCCAAGAATATTTTGATTATAATATTGCCGGGGCCTATGAAGGTGACCAGACTCCGATCTTCATGCATGCAATGTCGGTAAACAAATAACAGAAAGGAAACATATGCCATTAGGAAAGAACGTATCGAAGAACATGAGAGAGTTGATGAAGGATAACAAGAAGAAGGGCAAGGAGCGCGGGGCCGGAGGCAAGGCCCGGAGCTTTGAACAGATGGTTGCGATCGCACTGAGTTCGGCTGGCAAGAGCAAGAATCGGTGAGCTTGGCGAACACCCTCAAATGGCAACGTGATATCCTCGAGGCGACTAAGAGGATGCTCGTTGTCGAGCGAGATAAGTCAGACCATACCCATGCTCCAGCAATTCGGCAGATCATTACCAACGTCGACGCGGCCCTACTATTTAACAAGGAACTAATTGAAAATCTACAAAATGACAACGGCAAAGTTCGGTGCTCTTGTGAAGGAGTTCGGGCTAGCGCCGGGGAGCCTGTTCCCGCTTGAGTTCGGTAATCAAGGAAGAATAATCAACGCGATGCTTTACGATTACTGGCACGGAAACGGATACAAGCTGGACATGTTGACAGGAACTTTTGTAGAAGATAAGACAACAACCCCAACGAAAGGAAACCCACAATGCAATCCACCAGACTCGCGAAAGGAGACCTGACCGAACGGTACAGGCAACTAGCAGGAGAGGTCGTCGTGCAGATGATCTCAGATATTAAGCTACTCAACCGAAGGAGAATCCTGTCGGGATTGATACCTATAGCCAAGCCAGTGCGTACAGCATGGCAGGGCGACGGATATAAAACGTACATAGAATCGGAAGAGTTGGTCCGTGCGGTCCGCGGTGAACCTATGGCTACATGGCTCATGGTTGCCGGGGCCAACGTTGACCATCGTGATGTAGTCCGGCGCCTAGAGAAGTTGACCCCTGAGAAGTGCATGGAGAATGAGAACAGGAAGTTTCATCAGTCCAGGAAGGGCAACAAATGAAGATGGACGACTACAAGTGCGCGGTGCCTAACGAACTGAAGAAGCTGGCAGAACAGTTCCAGGTTGAGAAGTGCTGGATCTTTCCTGACAAGGTCTGGCAAGTGATCGTGGAAATGCGCGGGACTGCCTGGCGCAATATGTGGGGAAGGCAATATAAATGAACCCGGACTCTTACGGACCTCCGCGGGACAACGAGGCTGAGTGGGCAGTGCTGTCGGCATGCTTCACAGATCCTTCCATCCTAGACAGGAACAAGGCTGAGATCCTCGACCCACACAACTACTACCAACCAGTAGCCCGGTGCGTCGCCCGGGGGCTGAGGGATGGTGTGCCACCCGACGCTGTCGCCATGGGTGAGTTTGTTGCCAAGGAACATCAGAAGTACGTCCACGAATTTAGTCTCAAGATTATGTCTGGCTCGATCACGTCCGCGTCAAAGATGGACTATTGGTTGCCCAGGCTGAGAAGAACTACGCGCATGCGCAACATGCACACCGCGGCCCTCAAGGCGCTCGGTGCGATGGAAGAACAGGACGCATGCCCGGAAGATATTAGGAATATCCTTGCCGGGGCTAGCAAGCCATGGGGCAGTGGGAATCTCCCACTCATCATGGAGGCCGGGGCCCTGGACGAACTGCCGATTGAGAAGCCGGAAGAGATTATTTACGGAGCCCTGCACCGGGGGTGTAAGATGGTTTTGGGCGGGACCAGCAAGAGCATGAAAACCTGGACGCTACTTCAACTTGCGATCTGCGTCGCATCTGGCACAAAGTTTTGGGAGATGCCGACGCGCAGGACGCGGGTGCTGTTCATCAACTTTGAGATCCAGCAGTACTCATTCCGGGAGCGGATCAGATCGGTGTGCCGGGCCATGGGCATACAGATACCTAACGACCAGTTATTCGTTTGGAACTTGCGCGGACACTCGGCGGACCTGAGCGCACTGCGCCCGAAGATCATCGACCAGCTGCGGATCGGAGAGTTTGGACTGATCTGCTTTGATCCGATCTACAAGTTGTACGGAGAGAGAGACGAGAACAGTGCCGGGGAAATGGCTACGTTGATGAATGAGGTAGATTCCATTGCAGTGGAGACCAACGCGAGCGTCGTGTTCGGGCATCACTTCAGCAAGGGCCACGGCAACAGGGCCGGGTTTGATAAGATGTCAGGAAGTACTGTGTTTGCCCGGGACCCTGACAGCATTTTTGTAATGCATCCACACAAGGAAGAGAACGTGCTAATCGTTGAGCCAACGATGAGAGACTTTTCTCCGATCGATCCGTTTTGTGTGCAGTGGGAATTTCCCCTAATGAAACGCACAGCAGAATTTAATCCGGACGACGCGCGCCCAACCGAAGGATCGAAGAAGGCATACGAGGACGAGGAAGTAATGGCATGCGTTGACAAGGAGAAGGGCTCATCGTTTAAGGATGTGTGGGAGAAGGCAGATCCTGCGATGGGAATTCCGCGGGGAACATTGTCGAGATACCTCACGCGCCTGGTGAAGTCTGGGAAGTTGCTGAAGGATAAAACTCAATTTGGCGAGGTTTACCGCGTTCCGACGCCAGGTTTTTAGAAAAAGTATTTCATTCAATATCAACAACTTACGCATTGTATTGAAAATACTTGTAGACATAACCCAGCGGATGGGTTAAATTCTAACCATGAGCAACACAACAAACCAAACCGAAGCAACCCCGGTCAAAGCGGGTCGCAGTCAATCATCTTGGGAAAAACTTGGAGTTAAGTTTAAGCAAACTGAAAGCATTGGCTTTAGTTTAAGTGGCGGATTTAGCGAGCCACATTTAACCTGGGTTGCCGTATATAAAGGTCAGTATGTGGCAACTGGCGGAAGATCACTCGAGCCAATGATTGAATGGATGAATAAAAAAGAAGACAAGATCATCGCCAAAATGAAGTCCATCAAATAACCCCCAACCAAGAAAGAACCATCAACATGAAAATACTAGAACGCATATCAACACCAACCCGATGCTACACCAAGTATGACGATGAGGGATTTGTAGGCAAAGGAGTCAGGGTTCGCACCTGGGAAGAACGAGTGCAGGAATTGGAAGACCTGGGTGCAGACCGAAGCGATGCACAGGCAATAGTCGACGCGGAAGATGCTGTTAACCGCGGAATGCAGGCAGAGACATTTGCGTTTTCCATGCAGTGGAATCGCATAGAAAAACTAGACAATGCAAAGCAAGTGCTGGCAAACAACATAAAAAAGAAAGGTCAAAAATAATGATTAACAAAGAACTACTCAACAAAATCCGTGAGCAGATTAACCCACTGCTCCAGGACCTAAACAACGGTAACAAGGAATTCAATCTGCAACTTGGCAATTGCACCTACAACCCGGACACTGCCACGTTCAAACTAGAGGTCAGATCGATTAGTTCTACTGGTGAGATTGTGACCAAGGATCTGGCAGACTTGCGCAACGTCGTGTCCTACGGACTGCACGGACTGAAGCAGGAGCATTTGACCAAGGAGTTCAAAACTGCCAAGGGCACTGCTCGCCTGTCCGGGTACAGGGGAAGGGCGACAAAATCGTTCGTCTTCGAGGTGCTCGACGGAGTTAACAAGGGCAAGCAGTTTGTGACTGATGAGAAGGGCATTCAGTTCTACCTTGGGATCGAGGCTCCATCAATCCAGAAGGCAACTGAGTGGACGAAATTCGAGGCAACATGCAAGAACTAATCCTACTCAGTCCTTGCTTAATATTGTGCACCGTGTTTATGTGGAAAATGTACTGGAGGAAACCATGAAGTATTACGCCGAAGAGGAGGGTGAGTTGACGTTCGAGCAGATGGTCCCGGGCAAGTATTATAGGTCCGGGAACGACTACGGAATCTGCGAGATCAATCAGCATGCTAGCAACAAGCCTAAGATCCTTACCTATCTCAATAGGTGCGGGAGTTGCATAGGTGGCAACGTCCTGCTGTTCGAGGTCGACATGACTGACCGGATGCTTGCCAAGTTGAAGGAGCGCCGGGACAGAACGATCGGGTTCATCGACGAGATGGGCACATGGTGAGTTTACGCGCAGATAGTTCAATAGAAGAACTTCCCCTATTCCAAGGGGAGAACGGAGGTGCGATCCCTACCTCTGCGCTCCAACTTAAATTCCGGGCAATCACTTCCAAGACCATGAACGAGGTGGTCGTTGCCAATCACTACGCGCACCGGGCAGTGCCATGTAGTTGGTCGTTTGGATGCTTTAACGAAGAGGAGTTGCTAGGCGTAATCTCATTCGGCAAGCCAGCATCGCCTCATTTATGCAGGGGCATATGCGGGGAGGAGAATGCATCCAGGGTGTACGAGTTGAACAGGCTATGGCTCGACGATCGGTGCCCTAAGAATTCTGAGAGCAGATTTATATCCTGGAGCATCCGGGAACTATCCAGGTTGCGACCGCACTTGATCCTGGTTAGCTATGCAGATACCGGGGCCGGGCATAGTGGAATGATCTACGCAGCCACCAACTGGATTTACACCGGATTGTCTGACAAGAGATCTTCCGGTGACAAGGTTGTGGGCAACAAGCATAGTCGACATTCGCGGACCCTGGAAGAAGCAGTAATTGTTCCGCGGACCAGGAAGCATAGGTTTGTCTATTTCTGCAATCAAAAGGACAAGGCATTGCTGAAGTGGAGCACACAAAACTGGAAAGAATGGAAAGAATGGAGGCAAGAATGAGTCAATCAATTGAATGTCCTAACTGTAAATGTGAGGTTCCACTGGCCCTATTCGCGTCCAGGATCGGCAAGGTGAGGTCGGAGGCCAAGGCAAAGGCGTCGATCGCTAATGGCAAGAAGGGTGGCGCGCCTAAAGGGAACAGGAATTGGGCCGGAAAAGAGCTCCCGGTGGTATCATTTCGACCTTCCAAACTGGACTGAAGCATAGCCCGAAAGGGCCAGAAACAGCTATTTCGCCCTACTCTGTAAAACCCGGGTTCTACACTGTTTCACCATTTCGTTCCCCTTATATATATATAATGGTGAAACAGACCCCTGTTAGAGCGGGGA